CAGCGGCGAGGTGAGCCGCGTCAAGGTTGCGCTTTAACCTTCCGCTTATACTCAGCGAGCATACGGGCGAGCTTCTGACGCCTGAAGTCTGTCGCCTTGGGTGAGATCATGGCCGAGAACTCGCCACGGCTAACGCCAAGCGCTGCGGCGGCATAGGTGCGTGAGGGGAATGTGATCCCAGCAATCTCCAGCGGCTTGTAATTTTTGGCGTCTCGGCGCAAGCGTTGAGCCAGCGTCTCTGGTGACGGCGCATCGCATGGCAGCTTCGGTCTGCGCCCCTCTGCCGCCTGCTTCATCTCAAATGCCTTGAGCGCCTGCCCATATAGCGCCTCCTTGCGCTCCGCAGGATTGGATATTTTTGACAGATCGCTAGCAATCTGCTGCAACCGCTTCTTCTCCGCCTTCGCTTCCGCCTTTTTGCGCTTGGCCTCTGCAATATTGATCTGCCTGATCTGCCTGTCTCGAATTAGGGGGCTATTGTCGAGTTGAGCCTTCGCAATCTGTATGCCGTGACGGTGGGCGTGGCGGCGCACTGTCGTGACGACCACATCAAGCGTGGCGGCAATCTGAGTTGCCGTGAGGCCAGCTTCAGCGCCCCTGCGGATCGTGTTGATCATGTCTGCGTCTACTATCTTTTGCGCCATGTTATTGTCCTTTCAGTTCTGCGAGGGTGGTGCGGTTAATAATGTCAACCTCAGACGGCTCCACAGCCTCTAGCAACACATCCACCGCCCTCGCCAACTTACCCTCCAGCGCCTCAATCCGTGCCTCTGCCTGCTCAAGCTCTGTCGTGACCTCTTGCAGTGCGTCATAGCCTTCTGGTTCGTCAACATGGTAAATGTCGTGAGTTATTTCATAAGGCATTACTCTTCCCCCTCCATCTCGGCCAACATGGCTTTATAGCGCGAAATGCGCTCCTCCAAGACCGCTAAATCACAACTCACATATGAGGGCCGAACGGAACTGAAGCGCCTCTCCATATCATCTCTCTGACGCATCCATGAGGCGATGCAGTCCTTAATGGTATTGATTTCTTCTCGCTTGGTCATAGGCCTGCCCCGTGTATGATGATGAGTGCTGCGTACATGCTGCCGAATATCGCGACGGCCCCGATGAAGTCTCTGATCATTTGCTCGCCTCCTTCTTCTCCAGCCAGAGCAGCGTGTCGATGTCTAGCCTGTGAATGGCCGCTGCCGTAATAATGCCGTGGTACTTGATATCGTAGATTATTCGCTGGGTGTAAGTCATGCGCTTTCCTCCAAGAAGTCTGATGCTTTAGACGCCCACAGGATGAAGGATGGGCGCGACTGGCCCACCTTGGCATACACATCCGCCTTGCTGATCTTGCCAGCGTTGAAGAGGCGCATGGCCGAGTTGCCTGCCGTCGTCGTGGTCACGTCGAGATGGCCTGCAAGCTCGCCCGTGGTGATGTAAGAGCTTTCGCAGATCAGCACGTGAACAACCTCGTCAAGCTCCTGCGCAGTCAGCGGCGTCTCGTATGGGCCTTCCACTGGCTCAGGCTCCGCTGCGGGCGCTGGCGCAGGTTTCAAGACGTGCTCAGCCACCAAGACGCTGACAGCCATCCACGGCGTGCGCTCGCGCTGGTGCTCTTTGTGGTTCTCGATCAGCACAGCCTGATAGCGCTTGCCACGCTGAAGCTCGGCCCCGTCGATAGCATATGGCGGGATGAATATCTGCTCGCCTGCCTCGTTGAGTGCAAACGCGAATCCATCTGGATGATGATTTGTAATGAGGATTTCGTGCATGTTGGTTCTCCTTGGTTTGGTGGTTATTCTTCGAAGTAGTAGTCGACTTCACGCTTTTCGTGGACAGACCCATAGTGATGGCCATCTGCCAACTTCCAGCCCTTTTGGCTGCATATCTTGCGGATGGTGTCGATATGCAGGCCAAGCTCAGACGCAAGCTCCTTGGCGGTGCAGTCCCAGCCGACTGACTGCCCCGCACGCCAGATGCGGAACTCGTTCGCCTTGCGTCTGAGGATCATGTTGTCCCCCGTGCTCATCACGCGGCCCCCTTCACGCGCTTGAACATCTCGTCAGTGATGGTGCTGATCACGACGTCATAGGCGGCGTCGCAGCGTGCGTTCTCGCCCTTGAGGTTCAGGAGGGTGTAGGCCGCGAGGCCAGTCATGAGATCGCTCTCCTGCGTGTCGTGGCCGCGCTCTGCGAGTGATACTGCGAATATGTGGCCAAGCTCACGGATGTCGTTGAAGGCGTTCTTCTCGCTGATCATTGCGCTGCCGCCGTTAATCGCTTTGTACATCTTGAATTTCATCGTTGTTCTCCTTGGTTTGGTTTGTTGTGGGGGACGAAGCCCCCGTTGGTTATGATGCTGTGACGGGCGCTACTTGAACCTTGCGCTCTGCAATCATGGATGCGATGCGCTTAGTGACAAGTGCATACCACTGCTCAACAGTCATGCCCTTGTCTTTGGCGAGCTTGCAGTAATAAACGTGGCAACGTGCTTTTTCCCTCGCACTGATGTCTTTTGGTTGCGCTGCGGCGGCTGCCTTGTGAGCTAATTCGGCGCTGCCAGAAAAGCCCTTGTTAACAATCTTGTCCCCTACCGTCACGATCCAAGCGTGCGAGTATGTGCGGTCGCTGCGGCGGCTGATTGTGTGGCCTTCAAACTGTGCTGTGTACTTTGTCATCGTTCGTTTCCTTGGTTGGTTTGTTTCTACATGACCAGAATACACGGAAGAAAAGCACCGTCAACAACTTTATTGCACTTGCATTGCATTTTTTATCCCATATGATGCCAGCTGTAAGCACGGGAGATTTACACATGCAAAAGCAAAGCAGGGTCGTTTTGACCGAATCCCAGCATGAGGCTTTGACCTATGCTGCGGAGAAATCAGGAATGGCGCTGGCAACATATCTGCGTCACTGCGCGCTGAGGGACGCGGCATCAATGGGCATACGCACAGAAGCGCCGAGGGTTGACTGATGGTCAATGGCCGCAACAAGGGCGCGTCATTTGAGCGTGAAGTCGGCAAGCTGCTGGAGCTTGAGCTTGGCATCAGCTTCAAGCGTGACCTCGAGCAGTATCGGGCGGCGGATCACGGCGACCTCATCCCAAGCGACCCAGACTTCCCGTTTGTGGTTGAGTGCAAGCGCTACGCCAGCGGCACAGGCTGCAAGCCAGCTTGGTGGCAGCAGGCGCAGGCTGCGGCAAACGCGGTCGGCAAGATGCCTTGCGTGATCTACAAATATGACCGCAGGGAGCTTCGCTGCGTCGTGCCATTCACCGCGCTTTACGCTGCATTCGGCGCACAATGCGTCAGCGACTATCAGGCAGAGATGACGCTGGAAGCGCTCTGCTACATCACAAGGGAGATTATGGCATGACCATCAGCTACTCAATGAGCAACGAAGAGTATCACCTGAGCGACGCCCTCAGCGCATCTGGCGCGAAGACGATCGCGCAGAAGTCTCTGTCAGACTACAAGTACGGCGTCCGCAAGCCGAGCGCGGCGTTTGACGTCGGCACGGCCGCGCACACGCTCGTGTTTGAGCCCAACATGGCCAACTCAGTCTGGTGTGGACCAGAGACGCGCAGGGGCAAGGATTGGACCGAGCGCAAGCAGGAAGCCGACGACAGCGGGGCCCTGCTGCTCACAGAGGGCGACTACAAGCTGGCCGTGGACATGGCAAACGCGGTGCGCTCAAACAAGGCGGCGGCAAACCTGCTCAGCGGGGATCTGGTCTGCGAGGCCAGCGTGTTCACGAAAGACCACATCTACGACGTCGACCTGCGCTGCCGCCCAGACGGATGGCGTCGCGACATTGGTGCGATCATCGACTTGAAGACGACAATCGCGCCAGACCCGACTGGCTTCGCCAAGCAGTGCGCGCAATTCGGGTATCACATTCAGGACGCCTTCTACCGCCGCGTGATGGCGATCGAGGGTCACGAGATCGACAGATTTATCTTTATCTCTGTCGGCAAGGAAGCGCCGCATCACGTTGGCGTGTTTGAGTTAGACTGGCGCTCGCTCCAAGAGGGCGAAGCCGCAACGAAATACGCGCTGGAGAAGTTCTCCAATGCGCGTAAAACGGGGATCTGGGATTATGGCTACGGAGAGCTCCAGACCATCCAGATCCCAAGCTGGTCATTCGAGCATACGCGAGACTGACTTAACACTAGGCACACAACGTCAAGGAGACACACATGCCAATTTCATTCGGAGAGACAAACGACAGCGCAGGCGCATACATTCGTGTGAACCTGCCGCAAAACCGCTGGACACTTAGCGACGGCGGCGACCCCAAGACGCTCGACATGATCAAGGGTCTCGCGATCGACATCGCGAACGTGAAATTCGGCTGGCTCAAGATCGCCATTGGGCAGCGCGACTGGCAGGAATGGCC